CAAACGCAGTGAAGGAGGTCTATTTATAGACCAATTCTCAAAAATGACAAATCAAGTACTTTTACAACCTGATTGTCCGAGAATAGAACCTTTCTGCATAGCTATTAGTGGCAATGCTGGGAATGGAAAGTCTTTAATTCAAAATCGTTTAGCATCTCGTTGGTCCAAGTATCTTGGACGAACATGGGAGGAAACAGTATATACTCGTTCCAGTTTAATTAAACACTGGGACGGTTATATGCAACAACCTCTATCAATGATAGACGATTTTGGACAAAAGACTGTTAGGTATGCGGAAGATAGCAGTGAAGCATCAGAGTTTATAACTATGTGCTCTTCTGTGGACTACCGTGTCCCTATGGCTCATCTTTCTGAAAAAGGAAAAAAGTTTAATTCACCTTTATTACTTTTATCAACAAATCACAATCGATCAATTATGAATAAGCACCTTAGTAAGGTATGCTGTAATCATAAAGCCATCGATCGTCGATTTGATAGATACTTCGCTTTGGAACGTCATGGTCGTAAGTACTCTCTATATGAAGAGACCCTTGATTGGGACAATTATCAGAAAGATAATCCCATATTCAATGGTTTAACATCACGGAAAGTACTCATAGCTAATGACATTCAAGATATAGAAAATTTCTTATTTCAAACCATGTTAATTGGTTGGAAGACTAAGACCTCTTTCTATCGTGATCAATTCCTCGACACTTTCCAACAGGAAATTGGAGGGGATTGGTATCTTGAATATCCAAGAGAACCTATTCATAACAATCATGTGAAAACTCATGCAATCATCGAACCACTTAAGGTAAGAATGATTACTGTAGGAGCAGGAGAGAATTGGGCGCTTAAACCGCTACAAATAGCTATGTTTAATGCACTTAGTAAATTTCCTGAATTCCTACCATGCTTTACACCTGATTATGATGATCAGATAAAAGAAATGAAGGATTTACCGGGAAAATGGTTATCAGGAGATTACTCATCTGCTACTGACGGACTTCATTCATCAATGATGAATGTTGTTGTCACAGAAATGTGTAATATTTTGGAAACCTATTATCCAGAACTTATTCCTTATGTTCTTATGGAAGCTTCACCACATACAGTGAAATATCCTTCATGGACTCAGATTGAACCTATAGTACAGACCAATGGTCAATTAATGGGTTCTCTCTTATCTTTCCCTATTCTTTCTTTAGTTAATGCTTTTACCATTGGTAAAGCAACTGGAAAAAGTTTAGGAGAGATACCAGCCTTAATTCATGGAGATGATGTACTTGCGAGGATTAATAGAGATTCTATCAATCGTTGGAAGACCATCGCTCCACTTGTTGGACTGGAACTGTCTATAGGGAAAAATTACATCTCGAATTCCTGGGGGTCTATTGACTCTCAAGTTTTCTATGAAGGTGTAAGAATCTCACAGTGTGGTAAATGGAAAGGTTTAGGATCAAATCACTTAGAATCAATTCCTCTTTTATTGAAAAGAGGTTTTCCTAAGGGACTTATTGTCCGCAAATTCAAACAGAG